TAAAGAGTCAAGAAAAAACAGTAGTTATTAATGGAATGGCTAGGAGTAAGTTGTTACTTTCATGGAAAGAGCCTTGTGATACTGTTACAACAAACAATGGAAGTACAATTCAAAAACCACAAGGTGTAAATCAGTACCAATTAAGTTATCGTTATGATGCAGGGGATGGCAGTAAAAATAATTTTATAACTCAAGTTGTTTTTGGAACAGACTTTGAAATAATGGATACAAAAAAAGGTTCATATGATGTACAAGTATTTTCTTATAATGCAGCATTAAAATTATCTTCTTCAGCATTAATTGATAATGTTATTACAGCTGGTAAAACAGGAAAACCAGAAGACGTAACTGGATTAACTATTGAACCAATTAATGAACAATTTGTAAGATTAAGATTTACACAATCTGTTTCTGCTGACGTTACACATGGAGGTCGGGTATATGTAAGGCATAGTAATTTAACAGGAGGTTCCGCTGCATTTCAATCAGCACAAGATATTATTGAAGCTGTTGCTGGTAATACTACAGAAGTAATAGCCCCTGCGCTAGCCGGTACTTACTTGCTAAAGTTTCAAGATGATGGAGGTCGATTTAGTGAAAATGCAGCTAGCGTAGAACTTTCTCTTGTAGATATTCTTGATTCTATAACTGTAAAAAACGACAGAGAAGATACAGATACTCCAGCGTTTAATAATAGTACCTCTAGTTTGTTTATCAATACACAATATAATTCCACTTTAGATGTATTAGAACTTACAAACCCAGCCTCAGTTATATCTGGAACTTATAGTCAGGCAACAAGTTCGACAACTATAACTTGCACAATATCTTCACATGGATTAAGTCAGGGGGAATTTTTGAATTTTAGATTTACTACTGGTGACGCAGTTAATGGCAAATTTATAATAACTAGTGTCACGAATGCAAATGTTTTTACCATAACTGCAAAAGCAGCTTTAACAACTGGTCAAATACATACTGGCAATGTATCTATTGATAGAGGTTTAAGAGGGACATATGATTTTAATGACACTTTAGATTTAGGCGGTATATTTTCCCTTACTTTAAAAAGACATATGTCAGGTATTGGTTTTTACATTGGAGATAGGTTTGATAATAGAACAGCAAATATTGATACTTGGACAGATTTTGATGGCGCTGTTGCTAATGATGCAAATGCAAAACTTTCTGTTAGGACTTCAAATGATATGAGTTCTTATACAGAATTTAATGATTTTGCTAATGGTACATTTAAAGCTAGAGGATTTCAATTTAGAGCTATTTTAGAAACAACTGATGTTGCCCAAAATATGAATATAAATCAATTAGGTTATACAGCATCTATGCCATCAAGAACAGAACAATCTGCTGTTATTGCATCAGGAACAGGAGCTAAAGCAGTGACATTTACCGCACCATTTTTTGTTGGAACATCTGGACTAGGTAATTTAAATAACTTTTTACCTTCTGTTAACATTTCTGCTCAAAATATGGCAACAGGAGATTATTTTGAGTTAACAAATGTCTCTGGAACTGGCTTCACAGTTCACTTCAAGAACTCAAGTAATGCTAGTATTAATAGGAACTTTACCTACAGTGCTGTTGGTTTCGGCAAAGGAGGTTAACATGGAAGAAAAAGTAATTAATTGTGGCTGACGTATCAAATTACATTATTCAAAATGCTTCTGGAGCAAACGTAAGAATTGACTTAAATGAGGTTTT